ATCTGCACGACCTTTGCGGGGTTTTCCCGAGCGGTCAATATCTTAGCAACCCGGCGGGCCTGGCTGTGCGAGGGGGAATAATCCAACGACCGTAGCGCGCCGATCTGTGGACCACCATATGCCGTTTGCAGGTCCGTATCGATCCAAGGGTCGCCCGTTACTTGCTGAAAGTTCAGGCTCGGGTCAACGTATGTGAACGGCATTTCAGAATAACGGTCAAACGCGCTTGGCCCATCGTCAATGCGCGTCACTTCCAGAACGTCGCCAACTTCAAGCGTTAGTGTCGGGTCCGTCCACCGCCCCACGCGCACCCGCACTTTGCCAGCAGGCGTAACTCGCACATCGCCCGCGCAAGATTCCTTAAGTCTTTGCAGAACTGCTGTAGGCTGTTCATCCAGCGCATAGGTTGCTGCAAGCCGCCACCGTCGTTCGGTTCCGCCAGCCGCCGTAGCAATTAGGTTGTCTGAATAGTCCGCGTCTGTCTCTAGCTCGGATTGATCAACAACGCCCGCAAGCCCCATTCCATCGGCGTTTTCTATAAAGTCGGCCAAAACCAAGGCCGCGTTATCCGAATAAGCGGTCAAACCCGTGCGCGGGTCAAAAAGCCGCGATGTCTTCATTTGGAGTTGAATTGTCAATTGCGGATCAGGATAGGTTGCCAGCGCATTCGCAGCCGCGACCTGTCTTGCGATTGTCAGGCTGGTCACAAGGCCGTCCAGCCTATGCGTGGCGTCGTATTCCTGCCATACGCCGCTTATCTCACTATAGACCGTAGAAGGCGCTGACCCGTCGCGTGTCAGAATGCGCAACACCTGATCGCCCGCAACCTGATACTTGCTTTCTTGTGCATATCCTGATGCATCAATCGTGACCGGCTCATTGACGACATAATAGCCCGTGATTTCTTCAATCTCGCCTTGGCCGTGGATAACTACACGGTAAAGCGTGCCGCTGTCAGCTCGGAAAAATACAATCTGCCCGCCAACCCGGACCTCACCATAATGACGCCGCCGCGCAGACACATTCTCACGCAAGTTAAATTGCGTAACGGACGGCTGCAAGCCGGGTGTCGGCAGGTTTGACTGAAGATTAGGCTGTTGACTGCGCGACAAAGCAGACAAGGCCAATGTCGACGCTACATTTGCGCCAATGCCCAGAGCGGTTAGCGCACCCCCGGCCCCGATCAAAGCTGCTGAGCCGCCAACGCCGAAAATGCCTGGTGCAACAAATGCCAACGCCCCCGCCATTACCAGACCCACCGCGCCAATTGCTCATATTCCGCTTGCCGACCAATCCCGTTACGGGCCTTTATCCACGCATCATCGCCCGAGAACACGCACGCCGCAACCTGCCCGCCACTGGTGCGCACGACGCCGATCCCGTCGCCGTCACCTTCCGTTTCCCCGTCCATCAATTCGCGGCACAGTGCCAACATACCACCGCGCGACATGACAATGCGACGGCACGCAAACGCGCTGTCATACGTCCCACGCAAGGTCTCCGCCGGATCATGCCCGGTCATGTGGTGCCAAGCGCTTGCCGCCCATAAGGCGCAATCGTTCACGCCCCAGACCATTGGTGCCCCGCTCGTATCTGATATCCACTGGCCTAAGTTCACGACACTCGCTCCCAAGTCTGGTTAGAATACGCCACTTCTGGCACATATCTCAGGCCGTTGTCGTCTGGATAGCGCGCCCTTTGATCCCTGTCAGTCAAATACCCATATAAGGGACGTTGTGTGCCCTCCATTATTGACTGCGCCCGCAAAACAAGGCCAGCCCCGCGCCGCCCAAACCGCGCCGAAACTGATTGCATTCTTAATACATCCAGCGCCACCGGGACGCCCTTTGCGCGCATCCGCCCATGCGGGTCTAAATCGTCAGGGTCAAAGTGCTGCAAATACAACGCGCATGGCCGACCCGCATAGTCTGCACGGTCGCCAACCTTTTCCATGATGGACCCCACGCCCTCTATTGATTGCTCCGTTTCATCAAGAAACCCCCAAGGGATACCCAAAACAAAATCTACACCCTGAGCGGTTGAAGCGCCGCCGCCAACATCCGCCACGCTAACGAGGCCTTTGAACGGTTGCCATGTCTGGTTATTCGCATCCGTCACCGGCACCGACCAATCTGCCACGTATTGCGAGCCAGAAACAAAGTCCAACCGCAGCAACAACGCTCTTGGGATTGCCCCTTGCTGAATGAAGTCAATCATGCCCGTGGGCTGATCTGCAAAGAAGCGCCCTGTCCCTCTCATCTTTGGAAGTCCTCGACAACGGTCAGAGTTAGTGGGTCAGTGTGATGCGCGTAGTTTTCCTTTAGGCTGAAACCCGCGTCATCTGCCAGCTTCACCCGGATCGTTGGTGAGGCGATATTGGCTGCAGCACCCGAGGCAACCGCCTGACGCAATGGGGGGGAAAAAACCACAACACCCGACGTGTTTTCTTCGCAGATGTGCAGAAAATCGTTAACGCTGAAATAAGCCCCCGGCAACAAACCAGTTGCCTCACCACCAATCAGCCGAACAATTGTAGACCCTGCCGGGGCCGCCTCATATGCCGTTGGCGACGCGGTAGAAGGCAAATCAAAGCCAGTGCCGTCATCAAATATAGTGCCGTCTGAATAGCCGGAAAACCCCCGGTCAATATCACTTTGCGAAATGCCCAATGCCAGCCAAAACGCTGCATCTGTTCCAGACTTGATAGGGGTGCCTCGGTTGTCAATCGTGATGCGCAAAGACCCAAAGCGACCGCGCAACCTTGACGCCAATGCGCGCGCCTTCAGTCTGTCACCAAAGAAGAACTGCCGAAAATCAATTGCGCCCTGCCAGTAACGGCTTTCGCGGAAAATGACTTGTTCACGCCCGGAAATGCCGCGCCCAGGCCCTACTGTGGCCGTGACAAGATTGAACGACTGGTTTGCTTGTTCTGCGCTCAAAGCGCCTAATTCGTGAACGGTCATAGATTATCCCCAAGACGCCGCGCGCTGGCGTTCTGACATGGCCTCGTTATTCGCGCCCACCACCTCAGCCGCCACGGAGCCTGACACCTGCTCAACTCGCACGTCAAAGTAGGGTGACGGTGCGACCTGCACGACAACCTGACCGCCGCCCGCGCCGTTTGGAACAATGGAACCAGATCCGCGCGGAACAAACATTTCTGGACCGCGCTCTCCCACAACGTAAGCCTTGCCCGCACTAACCGGGCCGCCTTCCGCACGAAAGCCGCCAAAGATGCCAGAGAAAAACCCGCCTAGGCCACCTTTGCCAAATAAGTTACTTTCTAGCGCCGCAAGCGCTGCGCTCAAAATGGACTGGCGAACCGAACCCATAACGTCAGCTAAATCGCGCCCGTTAACGATCGCGTCTTTGAAGCTGCTCGCAATATCTTCGCCAGCTTGCGCCCAGCCGTTTGCCGCCTCCGTCGCGCTTTCATATTGGGCGGTAATTTGCTCAATAATCTTTTGAGTGTCGGTGGCAGTCAAATGCCCCTCGCGCTGCAATTCATTTACGCGACTAATTTCGTCCGCATACTTTTCCGCCGCCGTGCGTGCTGCATCCAACAACCGCGCGGCCTCACGTTGTGAAGCCTCAAACTGACGCTGGGCATCGCTTCGACCGCCGCCGCCGCCACCACTTGACGCCTGTTGCGGTGCGCGAACGCTCGGAAGCCGCCCGTCAACCGAATAACGCTGCTCGGCCATGCGTTCCCGCGCGGCCTGCTGGCCTTGCCCATATTGGGCATATTGGGCCGCCAAGCTTTCACGTTCCAGCTTAATAGCTGATGCTACCTCGAAAGCCACGCCAAGCTGCGCAGCCAATTCCGCCGCTGACCGGGCCGCCGCGTCAATGCCGCTTGCCACGTCAATTCCTGCCAGCTTTGCCGCCTCGATTGCAGCCTCCGACATGCCGTCGCGCATCAGCGCCGCCTTTTCTTGGCTTTCACGGATTGTCTTCAGTTGGTCCTCAAGCTTGCCCAGCTCCGATTGGAGAAGATCCAACTGGTACTCCTTCGATCGGGCGTTCCGCCCGCTCGCACGTTCCATAGCCGCCACCGCCTCGGCAATTTCGGCATGCTTGGCCGCAATAGCGTCAATGACCTGCAATTCATCGGCAGATACACCCATCCGTGCCGTGCGCAGTCGGTCAGCCGCCGCCGCCGCGTTTTCCTCAATTTCCTTTAGGCTTTCGGCAAGCTTTTGGGCCTCTTCACTGGCCCCAAACGCGCGCATGCCAAATTGGAACAAGGCCGCGCCGCCTGCGATAATTCCGATGGTGGCAAGGGAAAGCGGGTTAATCATAGATGTGAAACCAGCGGCCAAGCCGCGCAGGACTTCGCGGCCACTGCCCATTTGGGCAAAGACCTGGTTAAGCTGCGTGCCCTGTTGCATAGCCAGCATAAAAGGCGACTGCCCCGAAGCCATCATTACGCCAATGTCGTTAAATTGCGCCGTAATGTTTGCGGTCTGCATCCGCGCGCCCTGGACTTGAGCGCCCATGACCTTAGCTTGATTGCCTGCCCGCGCCATGCCTGCGCCAGCCTTTTGCGTCGCGGCCTCCACCTTCGAACCTGTCGCGGCCAACTTGTTCATAGCCGCTTCGCCGCGCGCCAAGTCGGTCGTGTCAACTTCGATTGAAAGTCGGGCTAGATCAATCGCCATTACGGTTCCCTCGGGGGCTTGCAAAGCGGGTTTTCGCCGCGCTTCATCCACTCAATATACGCGCCTGACATGCGCCTGACTAGCCTTGCCTCCCATCCGTCCGATATGCCTGCCGTTGCCTGCATATAACCCGCAATTTCAGCCCAACTTACAGACACAAGCGCCCCCATTCCAACTATTGACGCAAACCCCAAATCGCGCAGCGCGTCCAAAAGATAAGCCCCGGCCTCAATTTGCGGTATTTCTGGCGCTTGCCCTGTCGATGCCTCATGTGCAGCCCATCGCGTTCCCCCGTCTCCAATGTTGGCCTGCATATAACCAAGCCAAGACGCAACATATATCAGTCGCTCGGCATGTTGGTGGCGTAAGTCGGACGGTCTGCGAAAAAAGGGATAACTTGCTCAAGCACCCACTCTGTTTCTTCCATGGTGTATAGCTTGCGGATGTTGTCAGGTGTGCAATCCTCGGACCCATCGACCAACAAGCCAGACCATGCCACAGTTGCGACGATAAGCACGCGGACCATCTGTTCGTCCCTGTCGATCTCGCCCTTTACCACAAGCGGTTCGGTTGCAAGATACGCATCTCGCACCTCAGGCGCATCTTTGCCCATGAGTGTGATTGTGACTGGGGATTCTCCATCCCAAAACAGCTCTAGCGTGCTGGGGTGGCGCAGATGCAAGTCCGCACCACACTTTGCTGCTGCGCGCACATTAAAGCGACCTAGGCGAACAGGCATTAGGCTTCATCCACAACGATTGCAGTGTGAACCAGGATGCCGAAAGACACGCCCGCATAGCTGCTTTCGCTGGCCTCGATGAATTGATACGAATGCACCTCGCCCTCAAAATAGCGGATATTGCCAGCGCGGTCGGTTTCCTCAAAAGACAGGATCGCGTCATCATTGATTGCCGCCGCTGCCGTGCGGATCAGGTCTTGGCCGGCGTCAGCATAGCTTTCAGTGTGAATGGTCACTTCAATGTTGCCGCCGTTTACCGCGCCCTTTCGTGGCGTGATGCGGCCCGTTGCCAGATCAGCGGGCGGAGTGATTTCCGCATGGCTATCGCCGCGCGCAGAAATGGACGCGACCTTGCCGATATCAGTAAAGGTCAGCGCGCCGTAGCCAGAAGCGTCATAGGTCGCGGGCGATGCCGTGGCACAAGCAAGGGTAGTGCCGATGGAAGGGGTAGATACAGCCATGATCGGCCTCCTTGGTTATTGTCGCGCCAGTCGCGCATCATAGTAAATCAGTCCGCGCACTTTATACCACCCATCTTCGGGAAATGCACTAGGTCGCTCGTGCCCTCGAATATACAAGGTAGCGCCGGAATAGGTCAATTCACGCCCCGCCGGATAAGCGTCGAAAATGGTTTGCGCTTTTTCCTTAGCGTCATATGCCCCTTTGCCCGTTGGGTAATACAGGACAAATTGCAAAACGCCGTCCATTTCGTCTGTATCAGACAAGCCCACCGGGCGCACTTCATTTGGGAAGTTTGTTAGCTGGACAAACTCATCCCCCGCAGTTGGCTTGTAGTCCGCGTTTTCATGGGCAACCGGCAGGCCAAAATCCTGCGCCACAAAGTCTGTTACAAGTGCTTGGTCTAGCTTTAGAATGCTCATCGGTTGGCACGCCCCACTGCACGGCGCAACGCTGCCCGCGCATTGGAAATGGCCTTGGGAATTGTTCCGTCAACCTCGTTCCACACGGGGAAGTAGCTTGTAGTATTGGTCAGAAAGGTTTTGCTAAACGGCTGGATCTTGGCAACCTCGGAGGGGTCGGGCGAAAGGCTTGTGTTTCGTGTTGGCAGTTCAGGGCCGGAAGCAGGTGCGCCCGATGTGATCTGCCAATTTCCGCGCATGGTGCCGCCAAGATAGCTTGGATCTGGGCGCTTCCATGTTGCAGGGTCCGCGACGCGGGTATTACGCACAACTCGCTCTAGCAGGCTCAACTTAAAGCCTACGTCAACATCTGCGAGTGTCGCCCCCGTCTTTTGCGCAAACATTTGCAGTTGCACGCCAAAGGGAATATGTGCGCCACTCTTAGCCACTAACCAGCGCCTTTGTAATAACGTGCGTTGCGTTGTCAGGCTGAATTTGGACAACTTGGCGCACTTCATACTCAGCGCCGCCGTCAACAAAGTATTCACCGCGCAATACCTCGCCGCCGAAAATAAACATTCGGTCGCCAGACTGCACAAGGCTCTCAGGGAATGCCTTGTTGTCGATTGAACGCAACAGACCACGCACGTCGCGCGTTGCGCCATCGGCGGCCCCCGCGCCCGTCACCGGGTCGCCAGCCGTGCCAACCGCGCGGATGGTAGCGTCAAAGCCAAACCGCGTCAGAAGGCGGTCTGCGGTTGTTGCGGCGCGGGCATAGATACTCATCGCAGCACCTTCACAAGTCCAAGTCCAGACTTGCCCATTGTGTAGTCCGCCACCATGCGGTCAGCCGCTTGGAACGCTGGGCGATTGCGAGCGGTTCCCGGCGCATATTCAACCTCAATCACGTCTACCTTTTCACGGATAGCTGCACCCGCGTCGATGGTCGCAAACGGTGTTGCGCCTTGATGAATTTGGTATGCAATTTCGCACTGAGCGTCCTTGATTGCCTGCGGTATCGTGTCGATTGGAACGGGCCATCCGTCTACAACCAATTCCTGCAATCGCGGCCATGCACGGGCTTGGGCCTGATACCGGGTCGATCCAGGCCACTTGTAAAACGTGTCCAGATACCGCGCCGCCATGCGAAGCTCGGCCTCGTGTTGCGCGTCGTGCCCGTGGCCCGTGAAGGCGTCGTTATGAATTTCCAGCGCATACGTCTGATATTCCGCCAAGGTGGCGTAGCTATCAGACCCAGCGCCCCCAACTGTGACGGTCACGGCCATTAGTGCAGCGCCACAATGTCGGTTGCGGTGGTGCTGGTCGAGTTAACCCGCACGCATTGGACCGGAACCAAGCCACTGGCGTTTTTGATCGTGGCGGTTGTGCCGTCCGGCATCACAATCGCAATGTCGCCGGATACACCAACCCAAAGGGCGCGTGTAGGTCGGGCGATATTAACCGTGTCGGAAGGCGTTACAGCCGAGACGCCGACGGCGCTTTGTGTCATGCGGTCAGTCATTCAATCGGCTCCACATAAAGGATTTTAACCAGCGCGGCCTTGAGGTCTGGCAGCTTGCCTTCCGGCGCGTCAACGCCATGCGCTTCAAGCCATTCAACCACTTGCGCCTTGGGCATTGTGGCAATCTCTGAGCGGCTCGGAATGCCGCTTGCGGCTGGCGCAGAGTTAGCGCGCGGGTCATCCGCATTTACGATTTTCTTGCGGCCATCAATTTCAATTTCAACGGTAGGGATTCGCATAGTGCCTCCTATGGGTAAAGGGCGGGCCGCGAAGCCCGCCCCGTTGTCTTAGCCAAGGATCGGCACAATGGCGTCAGGCTTCCAAGCCTTGTAGCCCCACACCGCGCCGACAAGGATCATCTGCTTTTTAAAGCCCTTGTAAACGCTGATCTCGAACACCAGGCCCGAGAACGGGTCTTGCACTAGCAGACGGTCAACCGCTGCATCGCCGCCAAGCGGGTTAGCCGGGGCGCGCATTGCCAACTCAAGGGCCTGCTGATGCAGCATGACGTTAGCGGCGTAGCTGTTGCCAACCGTCATTTCCACTGTGTCAGCGAGGGTTTCGCGCAAGCCTGGGGTGCCGATAACGATATTGCCGCTGGTGGCAGTCGTTCCGGTGTTGACGATGTATTTGTTAGTGTCACCCGCGAAGGTAACAACATCGCCCGCCTTGATGCCCGTGGTGTTCACGGTGCCGCCGTCAAGCGCAATCGTGCTTTCGCCAATCGCCTCGCCGCCAGCCGCATCATATCCCACGCCCGCGCCTTTGGTGTGCGTAACGACCTGACCGCTTTCGCGCATCATGACGCCGTGCAGGTCCAGCAACACGCCGGAACGCAAAAGCGCGGTGCTGCCCGCCTCGTTGGCCTTTTGAAGCTGCACAAGGTTGCGCATTTTTGTGCCTGCCGAGGTGTTCATAACCAGCGACGTGCGCCCGTCATTTACCGGCATACCGTTGTCCGCAAGGATTTGTCGGCCCTCGGCAATAACGTCGATGCTGGAACCGAAAGGCGTGGTGCCTGCCGTGCCAACTGCCCGCGAACCGTTGGTATAGGCTTCGGTTGCAAGATCGGCCTCAATCTCGTTTGTCAGCGTGCGCATGGCTTGCGCAATCTGATCGCCGTAGATGGTCTGGTATCCTGGGCCACCATTGACAAACCGAATATCCTCGCCAGTCCACGGGATTTGAACGCCGCGTTGTTTGGTCAGGGTCATCGTCTTGTTGTCGATGGTTTGGTCGGTGCCCTCGGGAATGGTCATAGACGCGGCAATGTCGACAGCTGTTGCCGTGCGCGTAAAGTGCGCCCGAACGGTCTGCCCGACGCCGACTTCTTCAACGGACGTGTTGACGGTTGCGGCTGGGATAAAGCCTGTCAGTTCACGACCAACAATGTCAGCGGCTTTGTAAATGTCTGCCGCCAGATCAGTAAGCACGTTTGCCATGCTGTTTACCTCATATGGTTAGCGGTCAGTCTACGACCTTGCCGCCGGATTTGGAAAATTCAGCGCGTAGGTGCTGTGACAATGCGTCAAAGTCAGCGCGCTTGATGGTTTTACTTCCGGCACTGCCGTCGCCACCAGCAGCCCCGCCGCCTTTAGCCTTTGTGCCAACCAGCAACGGCGCAAGCGCCGGGTTAGCAATTAGCTCGGCCCTCAAATCATCCATCGTGGATGCAGAAGGCTTGCCGGACTCATCACGCACGACAACGCGCGCTTGACCGTCTTTGATTTCCGCCGCCACCCGTTGCTTAATCAGTGCCTCCAGCACAGACGCAGAGCCAGGAACGGCCAATTCTGACGCCAATTTACTTGCAGCGGCCCCCGCTGTCAATTCATTTACAAGCTGTTCGCGTTGGGCCAGCCCGTCCGTCAATTCAGCCTCGCGCGCGGCCAACTTATCAGACCACGACTTTTCCAGCGCCTCAACATCACCTGACTTGCGCGCGGCATCTTCTTCTGCCTTCTCGCGCGCCGCCTTGGCCTTCTTGGTCTCGCCAAGCAATTTGTCCAGATGTGATTGCATGCCAGACGTTTTTTCGGCAATCATCGCATCTACTTGTTCTTGCGTGAAGGTCGCGGGCGTTTCTGTCGCTTGAGTGGTTTCGGTATTTTCTTCGGCCATCGTTCAACTCCGTTTTAGATGGTGCGGCCCCGCCGCGTTAAATGCCCGCGCGTTCAAACGCTACAGGCTCCAATTCGCGCATCTGATCCAATGTCAGCGCGCGAAAGTTCTTGTCTAGCTGCAACTCCGAAAATCGCGTGGCAGATATGCCGCCGCCGCGCAATAGCCGACCGCGCGTTTGCCCTAGAACGCTATCTTGAAAGCTGGCGGGCTGCGTCTTGAGCCATTCATAATAGGACAGATCGGCGTCAACAAACTTAGGCTTGCCGTCCGCACCCCGGCTGAATTGTTCCCCGCCATCTGACAGCGCGCGCAACCGATTATCCAGCACGGGAACGCGCACAGAACGGCAGGCGATATGCAAAGGCGGAATTGGCCCCTCGCCTTGTGAAAATTCACGATCCGACAAGCTGCGACACAAAACAGACGTGCGCCCGTCCAAAACCGCGACAAACTTTTCCTTGGGGATGTATTTTTTGTTTTGCCGATACACCTCGGCCCGCGCTTGGCTTGCCACATGCTGCAATGCCGTGCGTGCCATTAGCGTCACGTCGCGCCGGGTTTGCTGCAAAATGCCATCCTTGAACCGCGCGGCCCGCGTCCCTCGCAACCTCCGCACCAATTCAGGCGTGCTTTGACCTTGCGCCGACGCCAACCGGATAGCGCCGGTTACGCGGTCAAACGTCTTGCTTGTCCAGTCGCGGTAGAAAGGCTCTAGCAACTTGCCGCCGTCCACGCCTTCGACGTGCAGGGGCTGCGTAAATGCAGCTGTGATAAGCTGCACGGGCGTTGGCAACACAAACTGCGCATCTGCCACCCGGTCAAGCGCGCGCAAGGTAAACTCGCCTTCATATCTGGCAAGGGCCTCGATCTGTTCGCGCCATACAGCGCCATAATCCGCAAATCCCGCGCGCAAGGTTTCCCTGACGGCTTCTAGCAGGCGGTTAAGCCGTCGCCCGGTTAAGTTTGATGGATCGTCTATGCGCGAAAGCTGGCCAATTAGATCGTCCTGCATGGCCTTAAGGAACCGCTCAAACTCGCGCACATATCCAGTCTTGAGACCTTCTAGGTGGACCGCATGGCGCGATGCAATTTCGGTCAGCAGGTCACTCAACCGCGCCGCCCTCAATCATCCCGCCACGCGCCGCGACTTCTTCAGCATAGTCGCCAGGATCTTTGTCGGGGTCCACAATGCCAGCGCCTGATAGCACGCGGAACGCCTCGCCAGCCCCTGCCAAGCCACGATCCCAAAGGGCCAGGAAAGACGTAATCCGCTGATCCGCAACATCGCGGCGCATGTATTCCTTTTGCATGGAAACGGTGCCAGCATCGGACCCCATAAACTCGCCCGCGAACACCAATGCGCGGTTATACGCATCCTCAATATTGGAAACGGCGAGTGACAAGACGGAATGTTGCGCCCGCATTTCACCCGCGCTTTCAGTTGCCGTTTTCTGCACCGATCCAGGATCAAGCAACCGCGCGCCTAGTGCCTTCATTTGATCCTCTTTGTCGCGCATGGCTTCCCGGCTGACAAGGTTCGGCTGCGCCTGTGCAAATCCCATCTTGCCCAGCACAACCTCACGGCATCCAATATACCAACCGGACGACTTAGCCTCCTCTAGGTCTTCTCGGCTAGGGGTGCCATCCACAGGCTCAACGTATGGCACAGCCTGCCCGGCATAGAACGCCGACTCTTCAAAGTCTGCGCTGTTGCGATAATGGGCACGGTTCAGCCGCGACAACGCCAGCAGTGGCGGGCGATCAACAGACGCTGTGTTGTCCATTGCGCCAACAAATACAAACGGGATCTCTGATAGCGGCTGGCCCGTTGCACCCACAATCGGCAGGGCTTCTTCTGGCATCCATTTGCCGGTTTTGCCGTCCTGAACCCAAGTCCGGTCCATAGGCGATCCGGTTTCGTCTAAGTGCAATTCGCGAATTATGTTTTGCGACTTGATCTCGTAATCGTCCCAAGCCTCGCGTGTCCCGGTAAAGATAACGCCGCCCAGCTTAACCCGCGAACCGTCTTTCTGGGTCCACCAGTTAATAATGCGCTTGGCCTCGATGACGTGCGTGGTCGCTGTTGCCCGCCCGTCCATAACGTCGCGGCGAGATGCCGCCTCAGACAATGCGGGGTAGGTTGTCATTAGCCCAGCGCGGCCATTGCGTAGAACACCACCAAGCGCGGTCTGCATTTGCTGTTGCAGGTCCGTGCCTTCGCCATCGCAGTCGGTGCGCAGGTATTCCAACCCGGTCGGCAATTCAATTTCGGGCGGGTTTTCAAACGCCGTGCCGATTAGACCCTGCATCGTAAAAGCGGTTGCGCCGAACCAGCTTGCGCGATCCTTGTATTGCTTGTTGCGTTCTTTGTTTTCGGAGCTTGCGTCATGCGCCATGATGGTGGGCAACAGGTCATCAAGGTTCTTTTCCAGCGCGCACGCATTGACCAATTGCCACTCAATGAGGGC